ATATAGCCAGGTAAAAGGGTTTGCCACCCATTTCCTTCTCTCCCTGCTCAATCGCTTCATTGATGTCCTTAACCAAATCCTTTTGGATTTCGTGATTAACATCGCCAATGATAACGCCCTTTTCACCGTTTATCTGTGCATCCCGGTAAATCTTTCCAGCCGTTTGTCTGGTGGGATCTATTTTTGATTGATATTCCATCTATGTCTCCTATGACTTGCTAGCAACATTCTTTGCGAATTGCTCTAGTCCAGTGGTTATTTAGTTGCTCTTTGTGACCTTGTTGCGCGCACTCACACGAACAAAAGACCGTTCTCTGTCGTTTCTTTAGGTTTTTCTTGATCAAAATCTCTTCGCCACAGGTTCGGCAAAACGAGCGACCTTTTGTTCGCTTGCGCGGTGTTTTTTTGAGCTTTATGCGATACATACACCTGTAACAAATATTCTGACTATTTATGAAGTCATCAACTAACTTGTCTATTTTGCAATTATCACAGATCATTTCGCCTCGCATTTATTTGACTTATATTATTTTTATTTCACAAAGTCAATTGCGAGGCGTAGATAAGACGGTTTAGCCCTCCGTCACGGCGCAAATGTGGGCCTAGCCGACCACCAAACAGAGAGGAATTCAATGACCGAGATTCAAAACCAAAACAGCGAAGTACAAGAGGTAGCTCCTCAGGTAGAAGTCCAAGTCAATGAAGTGAGAGAGACACAACAAGTTCAAGAGCCGGTAACGAACCAGCATTTGAAGGCGATGCGTCTTAAGAATGCCGAACTCGAAAGAGAACTGAAGCAACTGCGAGAAGGGCAGATGCAGATTATGCAAGCCCAGCTTGCCAGTCAGCAGCCTGCCCGTCAAGAGCTCGATGAGTTTGATAAGATCGGTGATGAAGAGTTCATTCCTTTAGGTAAGGTGAAAAGGCTAGCTGAGAAGAATTCTCAGAAAGTGCTCAAAAACGCCGAGGATCTCGTTCGTCAGGAGGTGCAAAAAGCTCTCCATAAGCGTGATCAAGATCAATTCATGGACCGCTTGAATCGTCAGTATTCGGATTTCTCCGAGGTCGTCACTCCAGAAACTTTATCAATTTTGGAAGAAAAGGAACCGGAGCTGGCGTCAACGATCGCGGATTTAAAAGATCCGTATAAGATCGGAGTCCAGAGTTACAAGTACATCAAGGCTATGGGTCTTGCCAAAGCTGCGACGGAAAGTAGGAGAGAGAAGGAAGTAGATAAAGCTATCGCTAAGCAAGAGAAGGCGGTGACGTCTCCTATGGCATTCGATAAGCGGCCTATTGCCCAGGCTTTCCAACTGACCGATGCAATGAAAAAAGACTTGTACCGCGAGATGCACGGATACGCTGCAATGGCTAGCTCGGTTCCCGAAATGACCTAGTAGGTCAAAGGGAACAACAATGACAGTATCAATCGCATCGTTGCCACCGCAAATTCAACAGCGGTACAACGCAAAATTGCTGTCGACTCCAGAGCACAACTTGATTCACCAGTTGTTTGCTACGCCAGTGGAGTTGCCAGACAATCAAGGCTTCATTGATCGTCAGTCACGCTATGACAGGCTTGACCTGTTTGAAGTGCCTCTCGACGATGGCCAAAATAACCCACCACCCCAACAGCTTAACCGCGTTGATGTGGACTGCCGCGTACGTGTCTATGCGACCTATATCGTATTGACTCGTCAAGTCACGATCACTAACGAAGACCCCGTTCTCAATAGTGCTGCGGCCCGTTTAGGACAAAGCCTAAGAGAAACTCAAGACGCCCTCCAGAGAGACAATCTCGAAAGTTCTGCAAGTATAATAAATTGTGTAGGGGGCAGCAACGGGGATATTCCTAGTGAGATGACCATCACAGACGTTGATGATGTCTTCACAGTGCTTCAGAACAACTCTGGAGAGTATATCACTAACATTGTGGAAGCCGAACTTCGCTTTGGCACATCTCCAGTGGGTGACGCCTACGGGTGCATGTTGACTACTCGAATGATTCCAGTTCTTTATAACATGACTGGGTTCATCAAGAAATTCCAGTATCCGAATATCTCGCAAACATTGAGCGTCGAGATCGGCGGAGCAAACAACATTCGCTTCTTTGCTTCTGAGCAAGGCTCCGTTACTCCAAACGCATCGTTGCTTGGAAATGACATTGCTAACTGTTTTGTAAGCGCCAAAGAAGCCTACAAAGTGGTCTGGCAAGCAGGTGGTAAAGCTCGCTTTATCTACCTACCTCCTGGCTATAACAACGACCCATGTATGTTAAGACATACTGCTGGTTGCTCGTTCTACCAAGGGCAGTGCATCACGAACGACCTCTGGATTCAAAACCTACGCTCTAGCGGTATTTAAGGAGGTTGATCATGTTGCCATATTCTTTTATCGGGTCTTGGACCTATACAAACGCTGCGACGCCAGTTGCTCAGAATATTCCTATGACAGCTAAACCCGACTGGGTTTTTGTCAAGGATTTGACAAACTGGGGTGCTCAGTCTACTGCCGCCAATCCAATCTATGCCGAATGGTTTAGTTCGATGGCGCAGGGTTCCTATCTTGCCCTTGGTCAGCCAAGTGCTACAGGCGCGAGCGTCACCACCTATGCCTCACAAGGCACCTCAGGTGGATTTACTTTCATTGACCAAACTAACCCTCCTACTTTCACAAGAGTTGCGGTTACTACAGTCAATGGGACTACTTTTGTTGTCGCTACTGCAAATACAGCAGGTCTTGCTGTAGGTGATCTTGTTCGTCTGATCAACATTACCGGCGGCCAGCAAATCAGCGGTCCAAACCTTTATCAAATCACAGCCATTTCAGCTAACACAAGCATTACGCTTGGATATGCCGCTTCGGCTGCGACTGCGGGTCTTTCTGTTGCTAACGCTACAACAGGATACTACCAAAAGGTTTATCCTTCTCAGTTTCTACCTAATACTCTTCCAGTTGCTTACATCACGCAAGCAACTCAAGCGGTAGTGTATTTCTTCAGACAAAACCCATATGTGCCTGGTCAGCTTGTAGATTTCCAAATCCCAACACCATACGGTATGACTCAATTGAGCAACCTAACTGGTAAGTCGGGAAGTGGCCCATTCTCAAGCAATCCATCAGGTGCAGCTAGGGTGTTGAGTGTAACAAATTCGGCAACAGTCTCCTCTATCACAATAGACGTGGACACAACTGGATTCACAGCATTCCAATTCCCAACGACGGCAGCCTTTGCTAATGGTTCATCACCAGCCGTTTGTATCCCTGCGGGTTCAGGCGTTGTTCCTCTTAACGGAAGTGCAACGATCCCCGCTTCTCCTCCAGGCACAGCCCTTGCTGACGCATTCGACAACAAGTCGCAATACGTCATGAACATTGGCACATCTGCTGTCGGAGTGGCGAGCGCGAACATGCAAGTGTTTGCATTCAAAGCTGATTTCGTAAACGGAATCACTAATGCATAACCCAATGGAGAGGGGTGAAAAACCCCTCTCTTTTTACTTAAAGGATCAGCAATGGAAATCAGAGAATTAAATAAGAAGCAGAAAAACACCCTTCCTCAAGCAGAAAGAGACGAGCTCGTTAAGAAGATGCGCAAGGAAGACGACAAATTGCGAACAGGAATGTTTGAATTCCTAGATGCGCAAGGCGGATGGCTAGAGTTTGCCTATAGAAAATACCCCGGTGAGCCCATCCAGATGATTAAATTGATTCACGGTGAGATTTGCGATCTACCTATGGGAATCATTAAGCATCTGAATAACACAAAAAAGAAGATCAGACGCTACAACATGGAATTGCCAGCATCAGGGCAAAGGCCTCCACGTAGCTATGAGACGGTATCTAGGGTCCGATTTACTCCTACGGATGTGCTTTAATGGATTCTAATTCGAGTCCCCATGTTGTACCTGGGGGAGCGAGTAATTACGGACCTCCGTTTGGAGCGGATTTCATTCCTAACCTGCAATATATCACGGATATTACGCAGGCTTACCCTGCTGTTGTCACATTTTCGGCAGATCATAATTTTACTGTAGCCGAGTGGATAAGTTTTCGCATTCCTCCCCCCAACGGGATGATTCAGCTTAATAACCAGAAGGCTCAAATATTAAGTATTACATCTACGACTGTGACAATAGCAGTGGACACTTCGAATTTTTATCCGTTTATATATGTCCAAGACCCTCAAGTTCCATGCGTTGCCGTGCCTGCTGGCTCTGGGGTAATTCAAGGAACTACAACGGTTACCCTAGAAGATGCATTTGATAATCGGCCGGTGCTATGACAACATTTGTACCCACATTCCCGCTATATCCGACCCTAGCAAACGCAGTTACTAAGACGCGGAAGCTTACGGGATCAAGCAACTCATTTCAGGTTACAGACACCTATATTGTGCAGCAAATGCATAGCTTTTATGCCTACGATTTGCCTGCAAAATTCAGGTCGTTAAAGCTTCAGGATGTCTACACCTTTACGACTAATATCGGCCAAGAGGTGTATCCATTCAATAGTGAGCTCTATACAACAGTAGGACCGACGGCGAGCTGTGCAAAAAGAGAACTGAGATGGTTTGAAAACCCAGGATCTTTTTACGCCAATAATTACAACTGGCAGCAATTCACTAACTTTGCATCTGGAGATGGCACAACAGGATCTCAAACAGCTTCTATTTCCAATATTACAAACGCCTCAAACGGTGTTGTGACATCGGCCAATCACGGATTGGCTTCAGGGACTAGTGTCATCCTAAATAATGTCGGCGGTATGACCGAGGTCAATGGCATCTCCTATATTATAACCGTCATCAATGCCAACAGCTTCTATTTGAATGTTAACACCACTTCTTATGGCGTCTACACTTCAGGAGGGTCTTGGTATTCCTCGCCATATAATGGCTTCACAACAGCGTATCCTTTGGTTCCTAGCGTCAACAATGACCCAGGGACTCAGACAAACCGCAATCTGTATTTCCCTCAAGGGCGCGTTCAAAACGTCCTTATTACCGCAAACGTTATCGGTCTGAATGGTGTAGGACAAACGCAAAACGTAACGGATGATGGGCAAGGAAACCTTATCCAGATATTCCAAACGAGCAACAACGGGAATCAGGAATACGGATGGACATACTATCGCCAATACGCTTCTGCGACACCTACAGTACCCGGTAATGCTACCATCAACTATCAAACAGGTGAAATCATAGGTCTAACCTTTGCAGAAGCCATTCCCGAAGGAACGCCTATTGAGATTCAGTATAACCCTAAACAGTTCTCTATTCCCTTAGCGATCCTTTTCTACCAAAACCAGTTTACGCTAGCCCCCGTGCCCGATGCCGGCTACACCATCGAACTGACGTGCTATCGTCAGCCAGTTCAAGCTTTACTTGCAGCCGATATGACTGGCAACCCCGAACTCTCTGAATGGTGGGAAATTCTTGCTGTAGGAGCATCTAAGAAGATATTCGAAGAAAGGCTGGATTCCGATGGAGTCATGTTCATCGATAAAATGCTGAAAGAGCGCTACGACATCATCGAGACAAGAACATACGCACAGATAGGCCAGCAGAGCATTCAGACAATATATAGCGACCAGCTCAAATACAACTATGGTCTAGGTGGGATAGCTTCAACATTTGGGTCATTATGACAAAAAAGAAGCCAAAGAAAACCCCTAAACCGCCGGTGATAAAGCAAACCAAAAAGCTTAAACCGCTGCCAAACAAGTCTATCCCTATGGGAGGCGGTCCATTTGTAGGGCGGCATACGACAGGATAACGCATATGGCAGTCATCAAGGGCAAAGAAAAGAAACTAAAAAAGCCTCTATCCCCTGCAAAAGCAAAGCTTAGCAAAGAGGCTAAAAAGAAATTGCGCAGGCCTCAGGATGTGCAGCCCATCCCAACGGTCGCTGTTAGCTAAAGAGGAAATTTCATATGGTCATTCCAACATACACTCAGGGGTACCCTCCAGATGGGTCATCATTGGGACAGACAAAATCTACCATTAGGAACAACCTTGACGGTACTTTTGAAACGCTTGCGATAGATCATATCGATAACAACGGTTCACCAGGTTCACAGCCTGCTGGGTATCATAAAGTGATACACCAGGTTCCTCAATCCTCTGTCACCACTGTTAGCGGATACAATCAAGTGTTTTCGGGTGTCCCGGGAACACTTATAGTGGATGCGGTTACTACTCCAGCCATCCCTTCAAATGGTGACCAGCAGCTCTATTCGTTAAGCGGGTCCGGAGTTCTCTCACAGCTTACCGGATTAATAAATACGCAAACTGTCAATGGAGGCGTTGGCTACACCTGGTCTGGCGGCGTACTCACTCAATGGGGATTCAAAACCTCTCCTGGTTCCAGTGGTACGGTAATCTTTCCTGTAGCGTTTCCCAATAATTGTTTCAACGTTCAAATAACCGCCAACAGAGGCAGCACCACCTCTGCACAAGGTATTTATTTGAAAAATCCTCCCACGACCACCGGGTTTTCTTACCAAGATAGCGGATCAGGTGCCATTGCTATTTATTGGCTTGCAATAGGAAATTAAATGAATGGATTTCATCAAGTACTTATTGGAGGATACCCAGGAGGCGGTCTTACCCAAGATCGGAAGCCCGCTTTATTGGCCAATGAGGCTTTTTCGGAATTAGCCAATGCATACGTGTATCGTGAAAGGACGAAGAAACGAGATGGAGAGGTCCCCATGGGACGGCTCTCACGGTCATTTTCTTCTCAGTCCATAGGAAATAGCGGGGCATCGCCTTGGACATTCACACTCTATTATTTTGGAACTGGCGTTTCTGGAACGGTGACGGGGGCGACTAATGCCAATCCTGGCGTCATTACAAGCACCAATCATGGTCTACAAACGGGCATGCAGGTGACCTTCAGCGCCATTGGCGGAATGACGCAGTTAAATGGGAACACCTATACGATAACCAGGATAAACGCAAACAGCTTTAGTATTGGGGTCGATACCACAGCCTACGGTGTCTACACTACTGGTGGCCTATGGGTGAATCAACCTTATGCTCAAATCGTTCCAGGTACTGTGATCATTTCTATCGCCACCCTTGCGACCACATTTATCGATCAAGGTGATGGTACCCTGACGAATGCTACTCCTGGAAACAGCGGGGTAATCAACTATGTGACGGGTGTAATCACGCTGACGACGACCGTAGGTGCAGGTCATGCGGCGACAGCGACGTTCTCTTATTATCCTACGCTGCCTGTCATGGGTATTCTAAAAAGGGACATATCTACTCTTGGCATCGACTCCACAGTATTTTTCGACACGACATATGCTTACCAGTATGTAAGCGGGTTTCAAGAGTTGGTCCCAGGTGAGATATGGACGGGTAACAATACCGATTTCTTTTGGGCTGCCAACTATCAAGGAGCCACGTCTAACCTACGCTACTTCTTTACTACCAATTACAATATCAACATAGC